ACACCGGAGCAAATCCGGTTGGAGTGCCTGAAACTCGCACACCGGCACGACCACTCACCCCAAGAGGTGGTGGCTCGTGCCTCGGAGTTCGAGCGGTACGTCCAAGGAGGCCAGGCGGCCGAGCGCAAGCAGAGCCGCCCCGCAAAGGCGAACAACCCCTAGGCACGGGGGCCGCCGGACAGCCCGGAGAGTCGGGCACGGCGGCCCGCCGTCGAGGGTAAGAAGCTGGCCCCCTGCTCGGGACAAGCCCTTCGGAAACGAAAGGATTTGTTCTGACCGGAGGGTCAAATGTCCGTCAATCTTCCCACTTTCTACGTCCAGCAGTTCGCGACGAACATCCAGCTTCTGCTCCAGCAGAAGGGTTCAGCGCTTCGCAACGCCGTCACCGTCGGCTCCTACGTCGGCAAGCAGGCTTCGCCTGTCGAGCAGATCGGCTCCATCAACATGCAGCCGGTCACGTCGCGCTTCGCCCCGATGGGCCGCGTGGACGCGCCGACCGATCGCCGTTGGCTGTTCCCCTCGGACTTCGATCTGCCGCAGCTCATCGACTCGAACGACAAGCTGCGTATGCTGGTCGATCCGAGCTCGTCCTACGTGACGAACGCGGTCTACGCCGCCGGCCGTCAGATGGACGATCTCGTCATCGCCGCCTTCCACGGCGCGGCGCAGACGGGCGAAACGGGCGCCACCACGACCAACTTCGGCACCGCGATCACGACCGCCGGCACGCCGGGCAACAACGTCTCGGTGACGCGCGGTTCGGCCGCCGCTTCCGGCCTCACGGTCGCGAAGCTGCGCGAGGCGAAGCGTCGCCTGCTCCAGAACTTCGTCGATCCGTCGGAGCCGATGTACGCGGTCATCACTTCGCGCCAGCACGACGACCTGTTGGCCGAGGCTCAGGTGATCTCGACCGACTTCAACGATCGTCCGGTTCTCGTGGATGGGATGGTGTCGCGCTTCCTCGGCATCAAATTCATCCTGTGCGAGCGCCTGCTGCTCGGCACCGACGACGCGGCGGGTACGTCCCGCGCGATCCCGGTGTTCGTGAAGTCCGGGATGCACCTCGGCCTGTGGAACGATGTCAAGACCGACATCACCCAGCGCAAGGATCTCCAGGGTCTGCCCTGGCAGGCTTACGTCTACATGACGGCCGGCGCGACCCGCCTTGAGGAAAACAAGGTGGTCCGCATCTGGGCGCGCGAAGCGTAAGCCGGAATAGAAAGGAACCAGACCAATGGCGAACTCCCAATCCATCACCAACCGCAACGCTCAGCCGCGCGTTCTCAACAACGCGCGTCTGACGGGTTCGGTCCTCATGTCGGCGACCGAGCGAGTGACCCTCGCTTCGGGCACCGACGGCGTGGGCTCGATTCACCGCCTGTTCGAAATCCCGGCGAACGCGGTCATCTCCCGCGTGTTCGTGTCGGCTCCCGACATCGGCACCACGACCGTCACGGACGTTGGCCTCTACCGCACGACCGCCGATGGCGGTGCGGTGGTGGACGCCGACTTCTTCGCTTCGGCGTATGTGCTCAACGCCGGCGCGGTGGACAACGTGGACATCACCCGCGAGTCCACGGTCATCACGCCGGCCAACCGCCACCAGGCGGTCTGGCAGATCCTCGCGCTGACGGCCGATCCGCAGGTCCGCTACGACGTGGCTCTCACCCTCACGGGTGCGGCCGACGGTAACGGCTCGGTGGACGTGACCGTCCAGTACACGGTCTGACGAAAAAGGTGGGGGCCTCCGGGCCCCCACCTCTCTTTCCGAAAGGGAACTCAGCATGGCGACCCGCCGCTACATGCTCAACAAGGGTGAGACGTTCACTGGCGTCACGGAAGCCGTCGGCTCCGCGACCGTCACGAAGAACATCGAACTCACGGTCGATTTCGACGCGCCCGCCGCCGAGAAGGTGACGAAGGCCGAAGTCCTCCGCGCGATCGACCGGTTCAAGGAATACATCGTCCGCGGTCCCTGGCCCCCGGCATAAGGAGGCTGGTTCATGGCTGTCTACGTCACCGAACACCCTCTGCCGCGTATCTCCTACGGCAACCCGCTCCCGGTTGTGGAAATGCCGCCTCTTGCGACGTTGAAGATCACGAACGGCGGCACTTCGACCCAAGGCGCCGTGTTCAACGCGGCGACGCGCATGATCGGTGTCCACACGGACGCAATCATCTCGATCGCCGTTGGCGTCAACCCCACCGCGACGACGAACGACAAGCGCATGGCCGCCAACACGACGGAGTACTTCTTCGTCGAAGCGGGCCAGCGCATCGCCGTCATCAACAACACTTGAGGCTGGTCAAATGGTCATCGCACCGCCCCCGGCTACGGAACTCAACACCGTGACGGCGCTGCTCGCCGTCATCGCGGATCCGAAGCGGTCGGCCGAGGCGCTGGCCGGAATCAAGACCGCATCCGACGAGTACCGGGCGCTGGCGGCGCAGGCCGCCGAGGATCGCGCTGCCGCCGACGCCAAGCTGGCGGAAGCGACCAAGCAGATGGAATCCAACACTCACGTCGCCGCGCAGCTTGAGCGTGAGCGCGCCGAGGTCAACGGCAAGATCGCCAAGGCCGACGCCGACCGCCGGGCCGCCGATGCCGGGCTCGCGTCGCTCGATGAGCAACTGGCCGACTTCGCGGCGAAGGTCTACGCCTTCGACGAACAGTCCGCAAAGCGCGAAGCGGCGCTGACGTTCCGCGAGAACGAGGTTTTTGCGCGCGAAGCGAAAGCGGACGCGCTGATCGCCGAATACACCGAGAAGCTGGCGAAGCTCAAGTCCATCGCGGGGTAAGCCGTGGCCGATAACGTCCGCGTCAATCCTGTAACGGGGTCCGACGAAGTATTCGACCTCCGCCTGGATGATTTGGGCGGCAACGTCAAGATCCCGTACTCCAAAATCGACGTGGGCGGCGACGGCGTTTCGGTGCCGTGGGTCGGCACGACGACGGTGCCGGCGAATAGCGTGTCGGCGCCTCCCGTGCGCCTTGTCGGGCAGGACGTTTACAATTTCGGCTTCGCGCAATCCGGCGCGTCGGTGCTGTCCTCGGACTTCATCGCGCCGATCGTCGGCACGGGCGTCGGGTATTCGCAGGCGTCGGGCTCGCTGCTCATCACGACCGGCACCTCGACGAACGCCGAATTCCTGACGCGCTCGACCGTGGCGTGGCGCGGCTCGCTGCGTATGCGCGCGTCGATCGTGGCGTCGCAGCGCATCGCGAACCAGAACCTCGCGATCATGCTGGCCGATCTGGTTGGCGCCGGGCTGTCCTACACGATCAACTCGGCGACGAGCGTGACGGTCACGGTGCCGGGCCATACGTTCACGGCCCAAAACGTCGGGCAGTTCATCAATCTGGCGGGCATCGTCGGTGCGGCAGGCGTGCCGGGTCGCTACGCCATCGCGAGTGTTGTCGTCGGAACGTCGATCACTTTCACGGTTGCCGGCTGGCCGGCGTCGGGCTCGGGCACGCTGACGCTGTTCGGCTGGAACTTCGTTCGCAATCTCGTGACCGGTACGACGGCCACGAACATCAACTGGACGACGCAGCGCCGGGGCTGGGGCGACGCCGACACCGTGGCGACCATCGCGAGCACGGCCGCGCCTGGCACGATCATCCAGAACGACCTGACGGGCCGCGATGCGTTCTTGCTGGACCAAGTTCGCGCCACGTCCACGGTGCCGAACTTCACGACGCGCGCCTCGCGCTACGAAAACCTGCCCGACGACGACACCGAGCTCTACGTCTGGATTTGGAATTTCAACGGCACGGTTGCGCCCGCGTCCACGACGACTTGGACCATCGGGTTCATCAGCGTCGAGAAATTCGCGAACACGCCGGTTTATCTCCAGGGCGTGCGCGCGCAAGGCGCGGTCAACCCGCTGCCCGTCACGATCCAAGGCGCGGTCGATACCGAGTTTGCCACGGCTGCGGCGCTCGCGGACGGCGCCGCAAACCCGACGACGGGCACGGCGGGCGCGGCGGGCCTTGAGTTCAACGGCACGACTTGGGACCGCTTGCGCGGCAACACCGCCGTCTCGGTCGAGGCGTCGAGCGCGAAAACCGCGACGGGCAACAGCGCGGCGGCGATCACGAACCATTCGGCCTCTGGCGCGGTGCTGTTCATCAACGTGTCGGCGGTTTCCGGCACGACGCCCACGCTGGTCGTGCGCGCGCAAATGCAGGACCCCGTGGGCTTGGGCTGGG